TAGAAGTCCGCTGCGAGCCTTGCCGCCATCGTGGACGATGCGCCGCACGCAGGCTGCATGATGGATATTACCGCATTGCGAACGTCGGCAACGTCGGCGCTGTAGTCGATTTGGCTCAATGCGTCCACAAGCACGGCTCTCGCTTTGTCTGACACGACGTTGAGAGCCTTGCTGTAGTTTTCGACGTAGCTACGCGGTATCTGCATTTACGCCACCACCAAAAAGCGTGGACACCATAGCGTCTTGCGCCTGCGCCGATGCGTTCGCACGCTTCTGCGCCTGGATGCGTGCGATTGTCGGTTTGTCGAATCCTTGCAGCTCGTAGTAAACATCGGTTCCCGCGAAACCAGCGTCGCCTTGTGCGACCTTGATAGCCCAGTCGCCCATCGTGGCCATGTTCGGCATGGACGGCGGCAGGAAGTGCGCCATAACGTTCTTGTCATCATCTGAAAGCTGGTTAAGCGATTGATTCCGCTTGATTGCCAGCGCCATGAGCGCAACGTCGCGCAACTCGTCGCCATTGAACGCGTTCAGGTCCTCGGCGCGTCGAATCAGCTTGTCGTTTTGCGCGGCGAGAGCATCCGCACTCGTCGGGTTCGCATCGTTGACCACACCCGCATCGGTTACGTTCAAGCTCGTCGCCGCTGCGTATTGCGTTGACAACATGCGCAACATGTCCACGTGCGGTTGCAGCGTGCCTTGTGCGAGCTGGCCGTACTGCGGGACTTGACCTGTATCCGGGTCTACCGTGCCGAGCATCATCGAATCGATGTACTTAGCGAACTTGGTGTTGATAAGCGCATCGTATTGGGCATCGGATACGCCCATCAAGTACTTCTGCGGCGAAGTGGAAAATTCGAGCCCAATCGTCGCGAGCGTCATCGTGCGGATGTACCCGCGTGTGAGCGTTCGGACGGAGCGCGTGATGCGTGATGTGCCGAGCGGTTGGGAGTTGGTCGGCTGGTTGCGCATGACGGTCGCCATACAGCGGCCTAGCCCGTTGTTTGCGCGTGTGGCCGTCCACTTGCTTTTCTCGCCGCGCCTGAGTACCCATGTCGCGTCATCGGTGTAGAGATTCACGACGGTCGGCCTCGTCTCGCGCTGCAAGTTGTCACGCTCCGAGTCGATGATTGCGAAAGCCGCGTCGATACGCTGCAATTGCCCGTTCCAGCGTGCGGCTGACGTTTCGAACGTGTGAAATCGAATAGAGCAGCCGACAATCGGATTCGCGGCCAGCGTGACCAGGATGCCACCGTGCTTGAGTTCGTCAATCACGCTCATGCTGTAAGCGCCCGCGAGCTTGTTGTCACGCACGATAACATCAAGTTCCGGCATCGCTTCGCCGTTGGCGTTGACAAAGCCATCGAAACGCGAGCGGTCTGACAGCGCCGTAACCGCTTTCTCAGGCCAGCAACACGCCATTTCAAATTTGCGGAGGTCTTGCGGCAACGCAATTCCGAGATTGCACTCACCAGCCGTGATTTTCTGGTCATAATAACGCCCTTTGTCAACATTTGCAGCCATGTGTGCGTTGTAAATGCCCACCAGTTCGGCGAGCGTGGACGCATCAGCGGCAGGCAATCCCTCCGCTTTCTCGATACCGCTGAATCCGTACATCATCCGATTCTCTGCTTTCTCTCAGGGTTACGCTTGGAATTGAGAACACCCCATAGAGCGAGCGACGCCGCCTCTATCGGTATGGGGTTCTCACCGTCGAACCCCCAGCCCCCTGTGGAGCCGATTTTGCGCCGCGTGGACGTAATCGCGCTGTCTCTCAGGTCGGATTGCGGCCTGTACCATTCGAGCGTGCCATCATTCACGCGGTCAACCAACGTCGTGCAGGCTGAGACAACCTGCGCAGCCGTTGGAACTTCGATGTATCCTTTGGGCATAACGCCCAATTTGTCTACTAATGCCTGCGTGCCGCTTTTACCGTCAATCACGCAACAGCAACCAACAGCTTTTCGCTGTGCAATCCACGCTGCCAGCCAACCAAGGCCAACGGCGAGTGATTCGCGGCATATAAGCTCGATGTAAACGCGGTCATCGTGCAACCTTGCTGCACACAAGCACACTTCCGCGCCGTCCACGCTGAACTTCACGCCGTAAGCCACGCGGCCTTGTGTTGGCGGGTTGTCCACTGCTATCGCTTCGAACTTGTTAGCTGCGATGACGAAATCAGGCAGGCCAGCGGTCGGTGACCACCATCCGAGGTATTCACGTGCGAAACCTTCAACGCTCGTTGCCGTGTTGATAACGTCCATCATCACGGATTTGCGGATACGGTATCCCATCGCGGGATTAGTCTCATACGCAAGCTCTAGGATGTGCGTGCGGTCACCTTCCATGTCAGGCAACTCGTAAACAGCCCATTCTAGCCATGCGAAACCGCATGTATCAGGGTTATCGTGCGCCCGGTCATGCAACACCTTGAACACCGTTCCGCTGCATGACGGCCCTGGTGGTGTGCCAATCATGATCATTTGCGGGTCACCGCTATCCGATGCAAGCTGTGTCGGCTTTAGCGCGTCCTGCTCGTCCTCGGTCATCTCCTGCGCTTCGTCCACAACGATAATGTCGTAAGTCGTGCCGCGTCCACCGCCACTACGTGTTGATCGCGTGAAGAACTCGATACAACCGCCGTTCGTGAGCCAGATGCCCTCGAAGCCGCGAGCGCGTGAAACATCAGCAAGCATCAAGCGCAATTCATCATCGCCCTCGAAGATAGCAAGCACTTCCTTGAACATCTTGTGCGTTGTCTTGCTGTGATGTGCCGAATAGCACACGTTCATGTCCTCGACGGCTGCTTTTTCTACCGAGTAGTTACGCGCCGAATAGCTCTTTCCATTCTGTCGTGGCTTGCTTATGCAAATTGTTCGGTAGGCAAAATCGCCGCTCGCATCTCTTGCGCAGAACAGCAGCATTTCGTTTTCCTGGCACGGATACGATAAGTAGCCCATCGAGTCAAACCACTCGACAACATCAGCGCCATCGGTGCTCGCATACTCAATCTTCGTCTTGAACGTCGGCTCTTGGTTGCCGTACCTCATGCGCTCTTGCGTTTCGTCGCGTTAGCTTGCAGTTTGGCAAGCCTCGTCTTACTGGCATTCGGGTCTGGACACTTCTCAATTGCATCCATAATCTCGACCATGCGTTTTGTGAGCGCCGGAATATCGCGTGCGCTCTCGCATACGTCGATTGTGTCGGCTATTTTCAGCGCCATCGCATTCAACGTGCGCTTTCTGTCACCTGATTCGAATGCTTTTACTACCGATTCCATGACTACCTCCTTAGTGCGCTATGTCATGTGGTTCACGCGGAGTAATGTGGAAAAATCACCTGTGGATTTGGTTCTCGCAGCGTACAGCACTATGCCGCGGGGCGTTGACATGCCCGTGGAGGAGGGGTAGATGCCCGCTCCTAGAACGTCCCGCTAATCGGATCATGCTTAATATGCCTGCGCATCTTCTTTTTCTTGTCGCTCGCTTCTGCATTGCACGCATAGTGTGCAGGTTGCCAGTTGTTTTTGTCGCTCGCGCATGCCTTGGCAGACGAGTAACCGAACTCGGCCCACCTTGCAACTGGTCGAATCTCGTCTATCACAAGTGACAACGGGAACAGATGCGAACGTGGTTGATCGTAGCGAATTGGCCCTCGCGCTCCATGACATAGAGCACACGGTGCGTTCATCGCCGCGTATCGCTCGGCAGCTTTCCTGCGTGCGCGTCCATTTGATTGGCGCGGATTCGTCTTGCTCGCCATGATTCACCACGCTCACCAATAGTCCACAGCTATAGGCGTTGCGCTAAACCCCACACGCAACCCGCACAGCAGCATCCCGCATAGCTTGTGCGAAGTACGTATACGAATTGCTCTGCATGATGCGCTTGATGAGTGCTTCGAGAGTCATGGCGTGCGCTCCGTTCGGGTGAATGTGGACATGAAAAAAGCCGCTGCGATTGCAACGGCTCCGAGTTTTCTTTGCGTACAAACAATTGTACACAATTGCATATTATCATGGTGGGTGGTGT